ACCACCACTAGCTAAAGTATAGTCAGTGCCTGGTAACTGTATAACACCATCATGAGATACTATAAGCTGTGCCGCAGCACCAACTTGTGTGCCTAAACTAAAAGTAGTGTTAGATCCATTATAAGTATTGCCAGATGTATCTAGTACCTTAAACGTGCCCTGCTTAATTCCCTGTCCTATATATGCCATTTAATCTTTCTCCATTTCTGTTTTTATATCTGCTCTTGAAATTTCTGTAGTGCCTTCATGCCAAATTATAGTACAATCATCTACTGTCTGTCCTGGCAAGATTTGAATACTAAAAACTGCATTTGAATTTATATTTAAAATTGCTTCTGTTATTTGTTTTATCATGCTGCAATCTCCATAAGTGTAACATTCGCTATCGGACTACCTGCCTGTCCAATGTAAAAAGTATTACTTGAATTACTTGTACTCATGTATACTTGGTAGTAAACAGCTGATGTAGATGATGGCGTGTCTAATACGCTATAAGCAGTTTTAGCAGTTTGCATATCATTACCACCTTGATAATTCATGTGAACATCACGTTCTATTTCAGTTCCTGCTGTGCTTCCACCTACTGAAACAGCTGCTGTGTGTCTGTAAATTTTTATTCTGTTAGCATATCCTCTTTGAGAAACATATAAAGATGGGAGAGTAAATAATACATAAACTTTATTTGATGAAGATGCTGGGGTAATATTATGATGAATATTAGTTGCAATATAAGATGTAGAGTTTGAATTTCTTTCGCCAACTATTTGATTAGTAGTTAATTGTAAAATCTTACCTGCATTGTCAGCCGCACTAGCTAAAGTTGTGCTACCTGTAAATTTTAAAAATTGCCCAGAAGTACCAGATGTTAAACCTGTTCCTCCTTTTGCTACTCCTATTGTAGCAACATTTGCATTAGGCACTTCACCTGTTAACATATTTGCTACATCTATTTTACTTAGTGCCATTATTTGTCTCCTAGTTTATCTGTATCCCATACAGCTTTTATTTCATCTGTTGTTGTAGCAGAATCAACCTGTGCAGGAAAATCTCTTAATTCTTTTTTCTTTGCAACTATAGCAGAGGTATCTGCACCAGTTTCTTGTGCTTTGACAAACTCAACATCTAATTCTTCTAGCTTTGGTTTTCTAGCAACACGAATTTTATCTTTCCAAATATTTTTTGCTTTATCTATATTAATTTTTAAAGGCATTGTTTATTCTTCTCCATATTGTTTAGTCCTATTATATTTTGCTAGTTCCTCTGCTGTTAAATCTTGTGATACTTTTTCATTAGAACCTGTTTCATATTCCCATGCATTTCTAAAAGTTCTATCAGAAATATCTGTTACAGTTTCATCAATAATTTCATATTTAGTTCCAGTGGGTAAATCTTTATTAGCAAGATGAATCATTTTTTCTTCTTCAGTGCCAGATAAAGTTTCTAAAAACTTTGGAGCTGGTATTAGAACTCCTAATATTCCACTTGCTTGTTCATAAATTATTCTCATTTTAATCTCCAAATACTAAACTTGATACTCTGTTACTGTCTTGATAAGATGAGCCATTTGATTGTACTGCTTTAAAACTTGTTGTACTCATATCCATTCCACCAAAAGTCCATGAATATCCATACCAACTATTACAAATGATTGCGTAATTAGCATTTGCCATAGAGTTTGCAAAGTTATGAACTAATTGACCACTTTCAGGGTCAGCTAAACTGCTTATGTTATGACTGTCTGTTATTGCTACTGTTCCTGTTCCATTAGAAACAGCCCATGCTTTAGCAGTAAACTGAGATAAACCTCTACCATCATTTGTAAGTTCTAATCTTTCGGTTCCGTTAGTTTCAAACTTTAGTGCATAGTTATCATTAGAACCAATAGTTTTATCTGCTCCAAAAGTATCGCCACCAAAACTTAAATCTCCACCTACTCCAGTTGTTTTTGCTAAAGTTACTTGTGAATCACCTATATGAGCAGTATCAATACTACCATCTGTATAGTGTTCTGAATTAATTGCATCATCAGCTATCAATGTACCATTAATAGCATCTGCTGTAATTCCTCCTGTTGGTATTGTTGTTTTACTCATGTGTTACTCCGTTGGTTGTGTTGGCCATGTTACTGCGTTACATTTCTCTACAGTGTCCAAACCATTTGTTATGTCTCTTAGTTCTTGTCTGTACGTTTTCATATTATTACTCATTGTTACATCACTTAAGGCATAGAGGTCTGTTTTAGCTAGTTTGTTATTTCTTTTATTTCTAACCCTTGCTAATGCTCTGTCAAGAGCACCATCCGCCCATGCTTTTTCTTCTGCATCTCTCGCTGTTTCCTCTTCAGCAGTAAATTGAACATGCTTTCCGTTTATATTATGATATCTAGGCATCAGTTTGCTCCATATAATGTTATTATTCCACTAGCAATATTACCACTACTCATTTGAAATTTTATATAATTAAGGTTACTTGTTGTTCTTGCACCATGTACTGAATCTTCCCATGTTAATTCCATACTATTACCCCATGAAACAGTTTGAGCGTTGATATTAATCCATGAATTAGAATCTTGTGAGCCAAAAATAGTAATTGTTGATGATAAATTTTCTCCTGTAGCATTACCCATTGATGATTTTCCTATGACCGCAAGTGTTGCACCCTCATCATTATGTTGAAAATTTATAGAACTATCATCATCTTCCATAGATAAGTGAACTCTTGACATACCACTTGTAAAACTACTACCATTATCAGTAGATAAGTGAAGTTGAAATTCTGGCCCATCTCCAACACTATTTATACCATTAGCGATTATTAAATAGGTTTTATAACTTGTCGTTATATAATTATTATCAAAAGCTACATTAGCAGAATCACTCGCTGTGATTGAATGTATTTTTGTAAAACCTGGGGCAGTTTTTATATGAGAAAAATCTATTCTCTTAATTGTTCCTGCATCTGATATAAGTAGTTCATCAGTGTCGGCAGGAGTTTCCGCTAACTCTGTTTGACCAGAAATAATATTATTATTTAAGTGTTCACTTTCAACTGCATCATCTGCTATTTTAGCTTCTGTAATTGCGTCTGCTTGTATACTTGCTGTACTAACACCTAAAG